CCTTCTTTTGCAGCTCTTCACGCTTTGCCTCGTATTCCGCTTCAATAGCCGCCCGCTTTGTTGTGCTGTCGCCTGCTGCCGCAAGTTGCGCCTTATAACTCTTCTCAAGTGTAGCAAGTTGCCGCGCCTCAAATGCCCCAAATAGTTGATCGAGCGCATAAACAGCATCAACCGCCAATTGTGACCATTGTTCTTTTAGTCGCTCTTTTTGGTTTGCCTGTTGCTCAAGTTGCTTTTTGTAAAACTCGTTTGTTGAGTTTTGTATGCCGGAAAAATCCGGCGCTTGCGGCTGATTTTCACTTTGTACGCCTGTTGGCGTTGGAAGCGTTGGTAATTGGCCAAAATTAGGTATAGGCTTTGACTGTATTGACGCTGTTTTTTCCAGTTCGTCATTCAGTTCCTTTTGCGCCTTCGTGTTCTTTTTAGTTCCTTCAGTTGCGCCGTCTGTTGCCTGCTTAAATGTGCTTTTGGCCGTTGTGGCCTTATTTACCGCCTCTGAATTGAGTTTATATAGGAGTGAGTTTTGCCGCAATTCATCGGATTCCATCTTTAGGCCCGTAATGTCGCTAAAGTCACGCGGCGGCGCTGCTTTGATTACACCCTGCCTTACTTGCTCCTGATAGATTACGTTTTTAATGGCGTTGAGCTGCTTTTGCAGAGCATCTACTTCCTGATTTGCCGCTACCAATGCGCCCGCCTCGCTTCCAACTTCGCGGCCAACGCTCTTCATGTAATTGTACGCCTTCTGTGCGTCTGCCTTTTTCTGAATTGCTTTTTGCAGTTCTTCGTCTATTCTTATCAGTTCGCCCTCCGCACGTTTGGCCCGCGCTGCCATGACAAGGCTGTTGACATAGCCATCATAAGCGCCGGTTAGCTTGTCAATTGACAGCTTTTCAATATTTAGCTGTCCAAAGTATTCAGGGCTGATTTGTTTTAGCTTTTCAAGTGCCGCGACTTTGTTTTCCCTGCCCTGGTTTTCATCTTTGAGTATCTCAATAAGCTGCTGTACCTGCAACCGCTCCGCTGCCGTGTCTGACTTCGCTTGTTGTGTCAGTTCGTTAACCTTTGCAAGCGCCTTTTCTGATGCTGTTAATTCACGATTGAACAGGCCCATATTGTAAGCCATCGTACCAATGGCCACCGCCAAACCAATCGCAATAAAGGCCTGTGTTGCAGGCGTAAGGGCTATAAATGCCGCACGCTGCAAACCGAGCCACTTTGTAAGGCTTTCAACTTTTGGAATCAATGATTTCCATGTTCCGGCCAAAACAGAAGAAACAAGCTGAATATTTCCGATTGTTTTTGCAATAGGGCCAATCGCTACCAAAAACGCACCAAAGTAAAGTATTGCGGATTGAACGGTAGGATTGAGGCTGCTGAAAGCCGCTGCCACGTCACCAATCCAAACGGCGAAATTTGTCAGGTTGCCTGTTATGTTGAACGCCTTTTCAATTGCAAGGCCAACCTTTCCGAGTGATATTTGCAGTTCATCAATGACGTTTGCAAGGTTGTTTTTTATGCCGCCACCCACACGCGGAAGTTCGGATGCTGCCGCTGTGATTTGTGTGACAAATTCCTTTGCGCCAATGCCCATGTCACGGAGCGCCTCCACATTTGACGTTCCAAACGCTTTTTGCATTAATTGACTTACAACGGGCATATTTTCGGATATGATAGAAATATCCTCTTGTAATAATTTGCCCTTTGAAATCATTTGCGCAAACTGCCGTGTCACGCTGTCGAACTCTTGAGCCGTGCCGCCTGTGGATGCAATTGCATTGCCCAACTGCGTAATGATGCCCCGCGCTTCATCTGCTGCAATGCCAACCGATTGCAGGCGAATAGATGCCCTAACTGATTGCTCAAGTCCTAACCCTGGATTGCGGCTTACCTCTGTCAGCTTTTGCAGTTCTTCAGATGCTTTGGCCGCACTTCCTGTCTGTGATTGAAGCGCCAAAGTGAGTGATTCCAAATCACCCGCCGCTTTGATTGCTGATGCACCAAAAAGGCCCAACGGCAAGGTCAGGCCCGTCATCATTTCATTGCCGACTTTTGTAAGCCTGTCGCCCGCACGGCGTAGGGAGCGCTCCGCCTGACCGAGCGCTTTTTCATCGAAAATTAGTCCTAATCGGACATTTAAATCTGATGCCTTTGCCATGCTTGTTACGTTTAGGTTTTTTGCGCCGCCTGTTTGGCTGCCATGTGTTTTGCGTACATTTCAGGATTTGTCCGCTTTAGAATTTCATCCGCTTCAGCATCGAACTTGTCAAATTCGGCCCGCTCCGCTTCTGTAAATTCATCCAGTTTTTTGAGATCCGGTTTAGCATCCCAATCGAACGGGAGTAATTGTGACGGACGTTTCAGCCTGTTTTTACTGTCAACTGTTTTCGCCACAACAAAGGCAATGTACCGCGTCTGCTCCCATTCGTTTCTAAACTTTTCCGCGTGCGCTTTTTGCCGGAACGAAAAGAATGCGGGCGTTGATTCCCAAAACTCCTCTTCTGTCATTCCGATTTGCGCCGCGTCTTTAAGCAAGTCAGCCCAACTCGGACGCTTTACGCTTCCGCCGTCGGGCCTGCTACGTTTTTTTCCTCTTCAGATGTTTCGCCTGAATTGAACGACTGTTCAAACATCTTCATCACTTCAGGTAGTATGTCCTGTGAACTTGTCAACCATTCGGCAACAAGGTACTTATCAGCGTCAAACGTCTGCCGAAAGTATGTTGCGCCTCTGACAAGTCCGGCGTGAACCAAGTCAACCATGACGCGAACAGATGGAGCGCCCTGAGCGAATGTTGCCATATCGCTTAATGCGCTCCGTCCGGTTTGCTCTTCGTAAATATATAGTGCCGCCATGTCAAATCGAATAGGGCGGTTCTTTCCTCCAATTTTAACCTGCCTATTCATATTTACGAGATGGTTGCTTCACTTAATGCGCCTGTTCCCTGAAATTCAGCATCCCACGTCACCGCCTCATCGTTGCCCGAAGAGTTCAAATTCAGGGACGTGATGATAGCGGAACCGCTGTACTTCTTGTCGCCGACCGTTCCTGTTTGGAATACGATTGCAACTGCCGTGCTGTTGTTCCATGAACTGTAAAGTTCTTCAAAGCCATTCGTTGCAGCGAAGTCGAGAAGGCCCGACACAGATGCAGTCCATGACTTTGTACCTGCCAAGTATTCAGCGTTTGCGGCGCTGTCTTTGCAGGTAGTTTCAAAAGTGTTGGTTGAAAGGCTGATTGATGCGTCAACCTGACAAGTGAAGGCTGTTGGCGTAGCGCCCGAATACAGCTTCATGTTTTTAGCTAATACTGTGGCCATGTTTAGCGTTTGTTTTTAGTGAAAAAACCTGATTTCTCAGGAGCGTATGTAACTGAAACAACTTCCGTACTGGCTGTTGTAGTTGCTGATGGTGGTACGCAAAAGGTTTCGACCTTCGCCGTCGGTGGATACTTGCGTGACTTCGTGCCTTCCGGTACTGTTTCTGCGACACCCTGAGCGATTAGAGCGTTGCAGGTTGGTTCGTCGTGTTCTGCGACCGTACCGGCCCCGAAACCGTTTGCGTCTTGTAAGTAGCGTATTTTCATTATTCTCGTCCTTTTGCACGGGCATACGCTTTGGCCCAATTATTTGAGCCTCTACTCATTGCGCCCGCACGGTTAACCTGTTCAAGTTTTCCTGACAGTATATTCAATACCGCCCTTAATGCAACCGGTCCCGCTGCGAGTATTGCAGCGTCAACAAATTTTAATCCGGTACGTACTTTTCCGTTCGTCATTATTACGCCATCATTCACAAAGTGCGCATAATAACCATCGTTTCTCTTTCCTCCCAAAAGCGGGCCTACTATCTGAGCGGCTTTTACTCTGCGAAGACCCAAAACCCGAAAAGACTTTTTAAGGTTGCCTGGCCTATATGTTGCAGCAATCATTCCGCTTCCTTTCGGCATACGCTTAAAGGCTTTTCCCATCTTTTTGTATCTGCTGTGCTTCTTAATGCCTACCGGCGTGCGTGCCTTGATTGCAGATGCCAAAAGAGATGCAGGGCCTTTCAAATCTTCTCTAATTGTGCGCCTAATGGTTCCATTTAGCGCCTGAAGATTTTTTATTACCTCGTTTATTTCCTGCTGAATATTATCCATATCAATTGCGTGTTATGAATTGATACGTTGCCGTCCGGCTCAATGTCATACTGTCGGCATCCATGCCATCAATCGAACCGACATACTTGCACGCTTCGACTGTTACACCACCCGCTGCGCCCGTAACAAAGTCAAGCGCATTCCTTACCGCTAAATCAACACTATCCAAAGCTGAATATGCGTCCGCCCCCTGTGAAGCATCGGCCCAAAAAGTAAAGGTGACAGTTGCCGTGTCATGATCGGCTTTTTTGTCCTTCATTATGTCCGTTGGCCTATTCTCTACCGTGTACGCAATGGCAGGAAGTGCGGCTTCCTGAGCGATGAAAACGGGATATATCCGATTGCCAACAAGTGCCGTGACGGCGCTTGTGGCTGCTAACTTCGTGTATATGTATTGCCCTACTTTCATGCCTGTTTTTGTGCGAAAATTAGGATTGACGCTTTGTAATCCGGCTTCTGAAAGTACAGTATATCGTAATATTCAGAATCAAACACAATGCGCATTTTTTCTGTCAGCGTGTCGCGGTATGCAATGTCGAAAATAACAGACGTTTGCGCGGTTGGTTGGTCGTTCATCATATCCTCCTTGCTGCCACCTTGACGGTATGACACCTTTGCCCAAATTTCGCAGTTCTTTTCCCAGGTGATTACCTCCTGACCTGAAGCCCCGCGTGAAGAAATAGGCTGTTCAACCCTTATACGCCATCTGCGCTCTCCTATTTGCGTTTGCTTTGCCATTATATCCAACGCTTTAAGGGTTGCAATAAAACGTCTGACATTGACATACCTTCCTCGCGGCTGTCCTCGCGGTTCGTATATGCCCGCGCAATTCGTGCGAGAAGTCCGGCGGTTACGTTTGGCGGCAAAGCGGACGGGCCTGCACCGTAACCTGCGCTATATGTCACAATCACAGCGTCCGGCCTTTTTGCAAGTTCTGTCGGCCAAAAATAGTCAGGCTTCAGAGTGATGTTTGCACCGCCTGATGAAACGGTAAAATTCCACTCAGTTGATGCCCACGTTTGCAGCGTGTTGCCGTCATCGTAATACTGAATTGACGTAATCGAATTGACAGGGCCAACACCCGACACAAAGAGCGTATCAGTTGAATATTGCGGGAATCGGCTGTGATGTTCAACTACTGTTTTATTCAGTAGTGCGCATTGATACTGTCTTTCAATTAGCGAACATTGCGCCTTGATCTGCATTATCAAATATTCGTCATCGTGCCGAAGGTCATCCATGCGAAGCTGCATCCGCACCGCCTCTAACGATACGGGAAGTTCGGCGCTTTCGGCGCTGATACTGTGACCCGTGTAATATTTCCCGTATCTGTATTCCATGACTACTTGTTAGCAGGTTGTTGTTTAATGAGCCACCTTTTACCGTCTGCCTGAATATACCTATCACCTGCTATCCTGAAAAAGTCTGTGAACGTGCCGGACGTAGGGTAGCCATTCAGCCTGATAACAGTATTTGCAATGGGCTGTGCTGTCCTGAATGCAGATGTGCCAATACGCCACCTGTACGCGCCTGTTGTAGCGTTTTTGCTGATTGTGATGGCCTGCGATGTGTCACCCCGCACGTTCCACGTTCCCAACCAAAGCGCCTCATTATCTGCTCTCAGGCTGTCAACCGGATTACGCCCTGTCAGCGATTGTATGCGATCTGATTCGCGGAATATTGCCGTTACACGCCGTGAATAGTTCCAGGTTGAATTTATGTCAGACGCAAAGGTTGCCGCCAAATTAGCGATATACCCCTTACCTTCTGTGTACAGTTGCAGGCTGTCGCCTGCCAGTTGCGCATCCTCTGCGTATGCGCCTGTGGAATACACCACCCGATGCACTTTGTAGTATTTGCCCGATGTGTTGGTGATGTAGGTAGTATCCAATGTGACTACCTGACCGATTGCGATGTGTGCAGTAAAAATTGCACAGAAAAAAAGTATGTGTTTCATGCGTTTGCTTTTGTCGTTTTTTAGTGTAGGTCAACCCATGCGCCGCCTGCATATACTTGCAGCTTGTTCGTAGTGCTGTTGTAGATTACAAGGCCATTTACAGGCGTTAGCGCATCGCGGTTAGTTGTGCTTAATCGCGGGAATAGTATGCCACCTGTCGTGCCGTCAACCTCAAGCGCCGCGCCTGCGTCAATACTGTTAGTCCTGATGCCAACCTTTGAGTCATCCCGAACAGCTAATGCGGCTGTTGTTGTTGATGCTCCTGAATTGGTGCAAATTAGGCTGTATGTTGTGCTGCCTGTGCCAGGGCCTGCTATTCGTAATCCACCAGATGATGCGCCTGTTGATACTATGTCAAGCCTATAGTTAGGATCTGTTGGGGCGCTTGTAGAGTTAGTTATAACTATATTACCGCTTTGGAAAATATTAAAATTGAATGCTGGATTATATCCAAATGTAAAATGTGTCCCAACATTATTAATGTTGAATCTATTTTGATCATATGTTGAACCAGTCCAAATAACTATGCCTGGATTATTATTGGGCGTGCTATAGGAAATTCGGCCAACTTCAGATCCTGATCCATTATTAAGATACCATGTTTGAGCGCCTGACGATACAATAGTTGTGCGAGTTATTGATGAGTTCGAATAAGAAAACGCAGGTGTATTTCCTGGTGCATATGCTGATGATATAGATAAGTTTGACGATGGAGAGTTTGTCCCAATACCAAGCCGCCCTCCATTGCCCCAAAACAATCCAGTTGTATCAATTGTGCTGCTGCTATTGAATTGCGACACATAACCCGAAACACCTGAAAGTGCATTTGCCTTACCATTAAAAGTACTCCAATCTGCGCTACTCAATGCGCCCCTATTCGTAGCACTCGCAGTCGGCAGATTAAACGTGTGCGTACTGGTCGCAGATGAAATATTGAAATCAGTTCCTGTTGTCCCGGTTTCAAATGTCTGTGTAGATGCAGTCAGGCCGTTTAGCGATGTGATTCCGCCACCACCACCACCTGTCGCGCTAACTGTCGCCACACCATTTGATTTTGTCACCGTGACGTTTGTGCCCGCCACCACATCCACAATCGGCAGCGTGACAGACGATGCCGCCACACCATCATTCAATAATGACGCGCGTAATGTTTGGCCTGACAGGCTAAATGTGTCTATTGTTTGCAGTTCGTTTGTTGCGCTTTGGTCTGCGACAGTTCCGGCCTGCCAGCGTGCGTTTGTGGTGTTGTAGGTTAATACCTGGCTGTTGGTTGGTGCAGGAATATACACATCGTGAAGTTCGCCTAATTCGTAGCCGTTTTGGATGTGTACGGATATTTCACCGCTTCCGGCGTTTGATTTTACGCAATATCCGATTAGTACCAAGTGATCGGGCGCTGTGGTTTTGGTTTGTGTTATACCGCCCGCTGTTGTCGGTGACAAGTACAGCGCGGCTCCTTCTGTGAATGCGGATGTGTTGATGCCTGAAACAAGACCTTCAGCAACACAATACCCTTCGCTGTTATTTGCAACCGTTTCATCCATAACACCAAGCGTGTTGGCGCTAAGGCTGTCAACTGATGCAAGTGCCTTTTTTACGGCAACACGATTACCCTGAGCGCCTGACACATATACGACTTCGCCCTTATTTAGCGTGCTGCCGGACTTGTTTACTACGATAAATTTAAGACGTAGTGCATCGGTGGAGCCACCGCCGCCACCAACACTCTGCCATGAAGAGCCATTCCAATAATACAGCTGATTGGCTCCATTAACGACAAAGTGCGATTGGTGCGCTGTTGGTGTGTAGGCAGGTGGTACAGAGCCGGAAATATTTGTCAGTCGGTATCCTGCTGAAATCCATGAAGCGCCCGAAAGCCTGTTTGGATTAACGTACCATTCGCCGGTCACGGTATCAATAGCAACGATGTTGCCGGAAGCGCCTGGAACGAATGTAGGAGCGCCAACGGTTTGAGTGATGCCGCCGGAACGGTATATGTTGTTTTGCGCCGTTGCAAGCGAACAGATAAAAAGAAAGAAAAGTAAAAGCCTCCGTTTCATGGTTTATTGTAATCGTTTTAGCACCCCACCAGGGAGCGCAACGTGATTTGCTGCTGTAATGTAGAAGTCGCCAACGGATAGGCCGCCGGTAACTGCTGATTCATCGCTGTCGTACTCTGGCAGCGTATGGCTGTAATTGTTTAGGAATTGCGCTAAAGTTCGCCATGATGTATCAAAGTCAACGGACGAATCCTTTACCACAATTTGCCCCGCCGTTCCACCTTCAGGCACTCCCGCGCCTGGTTGTGAAACCGGAAATTGAACGGTAATATTTGCGGGCGAAAGCGTTACCTGAATGTCAGACATTATGCCGTGATTTTGTCAATTAACGTGATATGCCCGCGAAAGAACACATATACTACGCCTGTGGCAAGTGTAACCTTCAAGTCCATCGAAAGTACGTTATCCAATGGCAGTACGCTTGTACCAACCGCTTCCGGCGAGATAGTCATCACACCGGAAGCTGCGTTAGTTAGTACAATACCCTGAGAAGTAGCGGTTGAAAGTGTCATCAGCACAGTACCGGATGCGTTTTTAATCTGCATGGACGCGGATGCGCCTGTCAGGTTAATCGCTGTTCCGGCTGAATCTACGGCGGTCACGGTGAAGGGGATCGTCCGTGAACGATACCACTTCATAGCCACGTAACCGGGGCGTAAATCTAATTCCTGTGCATCAGTCGTCATTTCTTTCTGACTTCTTTTGTTGTTGGCTGAATTGTTGCGCGTTCAATCTTTTGCGCCTCAAGCGCAATCGCATAGTTCGCACGAACCAAGTCTTTTGCAAGCGCCTCTGATACCTCAACTTCAGCATCCGGGCCAAAACTGAATGACTGTCCGGTCGTTGGGTCATTGCCTACAATTGATTGAAGTATCCTGATTTTCATGACTAAGATGCCGCTGTAATCAGGTGCTTGATTGCAGATGTATTG